CATAAAGAATATTTGAAAGGATTAAAAGAATGAAGATTTTTGCGTGTAATAAATGCGGAAGTATAGATTTGTTCATAAAAAGCAATGGAAGTCATACTGGACTTTATTGTGGTGACTGTGGTTCTTGGCAAAAGTGGCTTAATAAAAATAAAAAGATATTAGTAGAAAGGCAAATAGAAAATAATAAAAATAATTAAGTCTTAAAAGGGGAAGAATGTTGAATGGGAACAAAACTTTTGCAAGGTGATTGTTTGGAATTGATGAAGAAAATTCCAAATGAAAGTATAGATTTAATAGTAACCGACCCACCGTATAATATTAGTGCTACAAATGATGGTGGTACAATAAATAATGTAAAGAAATTAAATAAATCGTTGCAGGATTTAGTTAGGGCAAATATTACAAAAGGATATGATATTAAAGCTTTTGGTGAAGAATTTATTAGAGTTATGAAAGAAATAAATATTTATTTGTGGTGTAATAAAATGCAGATATATGATTATTTTGCATTTTATGTCGGAAAACATAAATGCAAATTTGATATTATTTGTTGGCATAAAACAAATGCATTACCTATATATTCAAATAAGTATTTAAGTGATACTGAATATTTATTATATTTTAGGAACGGCAAAGGGAAATGTTTTCCAAATTCTTATGATGATGCTAAAACATATTATATCGCACCAATAAATCATAAAGATAAAAAACTTTACGGACATCCAACAATAAAACCTCTTGATATTACAGAAAAAATTATTAGAAATAGTTCAAAAGAAAATCAGTTAATCTTAGACCCTTTCATGGGTTCTGGTACAACAGGTGTGGCTTGTGTAAATACTAATAGAAATTTCATTGGTATGGAATTAGATGAAAACTATTTTAATATTGCTAAAGATAGAATAGAAAAAGCGAAAGAAGGTGGCTTATGTCAAGATTATCAAAAGAACAATTAACAGTTTTGATGAAAAAAGAAAATGTAACTCGACTATGGTCTTGGAGTAAGGTGAATACATTTTTAACATCTAAATATGAATATTTTTTAAAATACATAAAGCATATTCCAGAAGATAGGACAGATTGTGTCTATGCACCACTTGGCAGTATTTGTCATTCTGCACTTGAAAAGTATTATACAAATCAGATTAAATATGATGATATGATAACTGATTTTGAAGATGGTTGGACTATGAATATTGATGTCCTTAATCTGAAATTTGACAGAAATGATGAAAAGAAAAATAAAAGTATTTCTGAAAAATATAAATATAATCTTAAACATTTTTTTAAACATCATAAGCCAATAGAATATAAAACTAACATTGAAAAATTTATTTCAGTTAAAATAGGTGAAAATTTATTTCAAGGATATATAGATTGTTGTTATAAAGATAACGAGGGAAACATTCATATTATAGACTTTAAGACCTCAACAAAGTTTTCAGGAAAGACAATAGAAGAAAAATTAGGGCAATTAGTAGTTTATGCCACTGCATTAATTCAAGCTGGTATACCTATTGAAAAAATAAAAATTGGTTTTAATTTTCTTAAATATTGTACCGTTGAATATGAACAATCTAACGGTACAAATAAAAAAAGAGATATTGAAAGATATAAGATTGGCGATTCTTTAAAAAGTAATGCTAAGATGTGGCTTAAAAAGAACGAATATTCTGAAAAAGAAATAGAAAGTTATTTAAATATGTTAATAGAAACAAATGATATTATTTGTTTACCGCAAGAGATTCAAAACAAATATGTTTTTTCAGATTGTTATGTTTATGTCCCATTAACACAAAAACTTATAGATAAATGGAGCAATGATATTATTGCTACGATTAAAGATATTGAAGCAAGAGAAAAAGATTATCAACAAAATCAAAATGAGAAGATATTTTGGGATAATGAAGAAGATATAAAGAAAGAAAGTTATTATTTTTCTGCCTCATGTGGTTATAGTGGTGCTATTCATAAACCTTACGGTGAATATCTTCAAAAGTTAAAAGACAAAGAAAATGGTAAAGAAAATTTATTTGATGGGATTGGTAGTGATGCTGAAAAAGATGTATCTAATGAAAGTATGTCAGAATGGTACGATTTAAGTTGGTTAGATAATGTTTTGTGATGAGGAATAGAGAAAGGAATAATAAAAACAAATAATTGATAATGTGATAATTACAAAATTGTTGGGAGTAAAGTAGAAAATGATTAAGGAATATGAAAATTATCATAAACACGATTCTATATCGAACATATTTACCCCAGACACCCATATTAAAACAATAGATTATATTAACAGAATAAAAGAGTTAGGTTATGGTTGCTATTATACAACAAATCATGGGTCTGGTGGAGATGTGTTTGAGTCTTTAACCTTGTGTAGGCAAAATAATATTCGTTGTTTATATGGGATAGAAGGATATATAGTAAAAAATCCATTAGAAAAAGATAAAAGAAATTATCATATAGTAATTATTCCTGTTGATAATGTAGCAAGAAAAAAAGTCAACTTGATTGTTAGCAAAGCAAATATAGAAGGGTTTTATTATAAGCCAAGATTCTTTATAGAGGATTTATTAAAGTTAAATCCAAATGAAGTATATATTACTACAGCTTGTGTTGCAGGTATTTTAAAAGATGAAGATTCAATTAAAAATATTTTTATACCATTAATGCAACATTTTGGAAAAAATTTATTTCTTGAAGTACAAAATCATTGTGAAGAAACTCAGATAACTACAAATAAAAAATGCTTATTATTATCAAAAAAATTTAATCTTAAACTTATTGCAGCCAATGATAGTCATTATATATATCCAGAACAAGCGAAAGATAGATTGAATTTTTTAAAAGGTAAGGGAATTGATTATGGTAATGAAGATAATTATTTATTAGATTTTCCTGATTATGATACTATGTTTAATAGGTTTAAAAATCAAGGTGTTTTAACTGATGAACAAATAATCGAAGCAATGGCAAATACACTTATTTTCAGGAATTGTGAAGATATTGATATTGATAAAAATATAAAAATGCCAAGCATATATCCTAATTTTACACCAGATGAAAAAATAAATGAACTAAAAAAACATATTGCTAAAAAATTTAAAGTTATTGTCAAACAAGAAAACATTGCTGGCGATGAATTAAATATGTATAAGCGTGGTATCGTAGATGAAATGAAAGTAATCAAAGATACAAAAGAAATAAACACAGCAGATTATTTCTTGCTTAATGAAAAGTTAGTTGACTTAGCAGTTAATAAATATAATGGCGTTTTGACAAAAACAGGGCGTGGTTGCTTTACAAAAGAAGCTTTAGTATATACAAAACAATCAATGAAAACATTAGACACTGTGAATATCGGTGATGAAGTGCTGTCATCAGACGGGAAATGGCATAGAGTATTAAATACATTTTCTTACGATATTGAAGAACCAATGATTGAATTTGAGTATTATAGGCAAGGAAGCTTGTGTAAAAAATATAAAAGTATATGCACATTAGACCATAAAATATTGGTTAATAGAGGTGATAATATTGGTTACATAAAAGCTGAGGAGTTGCAAATTGGTGATTTAGTGTGTTTGCCCAAAATTAAACATAAAGATGAATTTAATAAAATTGTTGTTGATTTAAATAAGTACAATGATTTTGAATTTAAACAAGATGATAATTTTTGGTATCTTCCAATAACTAAAATTATATCTCATAAAAAAATGAGGACAATGGTTTATGATTTAACTGTCGAAAACAATCATAGTTATACAATCAATAGTATTGTAGTTCATAATTCTTGTGGAGGATTTTATATAAATAAGATACTTGGTATGACTCAATTAGATAGATTTAAACTTGATATTAAATTATATCCAGAACGATTTATGAGTACAGCAAGACTTCTTGAAAATCATGCACTTCCTGATATTGATTATAATGTAGTATCACAAGAACCATTTGTTAAGGCTGCCAAAGAGTTGCTTGGTGAATATGGATGCTATCCTATGATTGCTTATGGAACTATGCAAATAGGTGAAGCTTTCCGAAATGTATGTAGAACGCATAATCTTGATTATAGTGAATACAACGAAGTAGCAAAAGAAATAGAGAAATATGCTGATGATAATAAGTGGAAACTATTTATTGATGAAGCCAATAAATATGTAGATACCATTGTGTCAGCCTCTATTCACCCATGTGCTTATCTCTTAGATAATAAAAATTTACAAGAAGAATATGGTGTGGTAAGAATTGGGGATAATATTTGTGCCATGATTACTTCTGGCGAAGCAGACGAATATAAAATGCTCAAAGATGATTTTCTTCTTGTGACAGTATATAAGCTTATAGATGAAACATTCAAATTAATTGGAAAACCAATTATAACAGTTAAAGAATTATTTGAATCATTAAATGATAATATTTGGGATATTTTTGAAAAAGGACTAACTTGCACTTTGAATCAAGTAGATGGCGATTGGGCAACCTCATTGTTAAAAAAATTTAAACCAAAAACAATTTCAGATATGGCAATGTTTGTTGCTTGTTTAAGACCATTTTTTGAGCCTTGGAGAGATGGATTTATTAAAAGAGATAAATTTAGTACAGGTTCTTCTTACTTAGATAAAATATTAACTTCTACAAAGTCATATATTATATTTCAAGAAAATTTAATGCAATATTTTGAATGGCTTGGTGTAACACCAGCAGAATCTATTGGTTTGATTAAAAAAATATCTAAGAAAAAAATTCATCCTGAAGATTTTAGAGCGTTAGAAAATCGAATTAAAATTAAGTGGATTGAAAATACTGGTTCTATTGATAATTTTGATGAAACATGGAGTATGATTCAAAGTTGTATGGCGTATGGGTTTTGTGTATCTGGTAATACAAAACTTCTTAAAAATAGAAATGGTAACGATTATGTTCCAACTATAGAAGAAATGTACAATATCAAGAATAATCACCAATATGCTCTAAAAAACGGTCATTTAAGTCTATATAAGAAGTATAGAAGTTATGGCTATGGCAAAGGATTGTCTTTATGTGATGATGGTATGTTACACGAAAATGATATTGAAGATATTCATTTTACTGGTATACGTAAGGTTTATCGTGTAATCACAGAAAGTGGAGCTACTATTGACTGCACAGATAATCATAAGTTCCCTACACCAAATGGTACTTTTGAACTAAAAGGATTAAAGTTAGGAGATTGTCTATATGTAAACAAGCAATATGAAAGAGGTTTGATGGTTGATATAGAAAAAATTGTTTCTATTGAATATATTGGGGAAAAAAATGTATATTCTGTAACAATGGCTGCTCCGAATCATACATTTGTAGTAGATAGTGGAATCGTAACAAGCAACTGTTCAGCCCATGCTGTCGCAACGGCTGTTGATAGTTTATATGGTGCATACTTGAAAGCAAATTATCCATTAGAATATTATACAGTGGCTTTATCAAACTATGCTGATGATACAGATAGAACGCATAAATTAGTCAACGAACTATCTTATTTTAATATAAAACTATTGCCAATCAAATTTGGTAAATCATCTTCTGAATATACAATGGATAAAGAAACAAATTCAATCTACAAAGGAATAGAATCTATCAAATATTGTAATTCTAAAATTGCAGAAGAATTATTAGAATTATCAAAACAGAAAGATTATAAAACATTTATTGAACTATTAGATGATATAACAGCAAAAACCAGTATAAATTCAAGACAGTTAGAAATTCTAATAGGATTAAACTTCTTCTCTGATTTCGGAAATAATAAATATCTTTTAAATATTTATAACCTTTATAACGGAATTAAAGAAAAAGGAAAAACAATTTTACCTTCATTTAGAAATTGTAGTGTTATTTCTAAAAAAAATATAGATAATTATTCTACATATGGTTTATCTGAATATCTTGTGAAAAAATATTCTAATAAAGAAACTCAATCTCAATATAGAGAGATAGATAATATAGGTTTATTATCTGAACTTTGTAACAAGATAGAGAATAAGTCTATGAATGTTGTTGAACAAATGAAATTTGAAAAAGAATATCTACAATATATAGAGTACATTAACCCTAAAATTTCAGATAATTATTATGTAGTTATTGATTTTAAAACTTATAAAAATTCTACTCAACCTTATTTAGTAGTAAGAAATATTTCATCAGGTGAAGAACTTAAAACAAGAATTAAGCGTGGCAACATTTATAAATCTAAGCCTTTTGGAGAGTTCTCAATATTGAAAATCTATGGATTTATTTGGGATTTTAAAAGAAAAAAAGTTGGTGACGATTGGATAATTACAGACGAAAAAGAACCGATATTAGAAGAATATGAAGTTATAAAAAATGAGGAGTAATACATATGTGTATAGTAAAACTTTTGCAAGGTGATTGTTTGGAATTGATGAAGAAAATTCCTGATAATTCGGTTGATATGATTTTATGTGATTTACCTTATGGGATAACACAATGCAAGTGGGACAGCATTATTCCTTTTGAACCGTTGTGGAAAGCATATAAAAGAATTATAAAAGATAATGGTTGCATAGCTTTGTTTAGCAGTCAACCATTTACAAGTTCATTAGTAATGAGTAATCCTAAAATGTACAAGTATGAGTGGATATGGCAAAAAACTCATCCAAAAGGACATTTAAACGCGAAAAAGATGCCAATGAGAGCACATGAAAATATTGAAATTTTTTATAAAAAACCACCAACATATAATCCACAAATGACACATGGACATAAGAGAAAAGTCGCTAAAATCAATTGTATAAAAGAATCTGATGGTAATAGCTGTTATGGAAGAGAAATAAGAAACACATCTTATGATAGTACAGACAGATACCCATTAGATGTGCAGGTGTTTAGCAATATTGACCAATCAAAAAAAATACATCCAACCCAAAAACCAGTGGAGTTATGTGAATATTTGATAAAAACATATACAAACGAAAATGATGTAGTTCTTGATAATTGTATGGGTTCTGGTACAACAGGTGTGGCTTGTGTAAATACTAATAGAAATTTCATTGGTATGGAATTAAATGAAAACTATTTTAATATTGCTAAAGATAGAATAGAAAAAGCAAAAACACAAAGGAATGACGATATTGAAAGAAATAAAAACATTTGAATTTAAAGGAATTGTAAAAAAATGTGTTTGTGATTATCCAAACTTTAAAGCTTATGCTATTGATGTAGATAATATGAAATATCCAGATATAAAATTAAACAAATATCAAAATGTTAGTGTCATTGGCGATTTCCAGCCTTTGATTATTGATGTTACATATAAATTCAAAGCTATTGAAGAAGAAACAAAATATGGAATTAGTTATAAGGCTTTCATTGCTGAAAGAGAAGTACCTACAACGATTCAAGAAAAAGAAAAATTCTTAAAAGAAATTATCTCTAAAAAACAAGCCGATACTTTATTAGCTATATATCCAAACATTGTAGATAAAGTTATGAATAACGATTTAGATGATATAGATTTAGATAGATTATCAGGAATAGGCGAAAAAACATTTAATAAAATCAAAGAAAAAATCATTGAGAACTTTTCATTGTCTGCATTGATTGTTGAATATGGCGGTTGTCTTTCTAATAGTTTACTCCTAAAGCTACTTGATAAATATAAAACAATAGATAATATTAGATATAAACTTCAAAATGAACCATATAAAACTTTATGTAGTCTAAATAGGGTAGGTTTTAAAAAAGCTGATTCTATATTATTGTCAATAGACGATTTAAATGAAAAGAATAGACAACAAAAAATAGAACCGATAATCAAATTTGATGAAAAACTCATTTCAAGCAAACAAAGATGTATAGAAGCAATATTGTTTTTACTCAAAGAGAACGAATCCAAAGGTAATACAAAAGCTAACTTAATGGAATTGAGAAGTGAATGTTTTAAATTAGTTCCAGAGGCTTCAGATAATTTTGAAAATGCTATTATTGATGATAGAATTTATTATAATTCTGAAACATTGGAAATTGCTTCAAAGTATACTTATCAAATGGAATTTCACATAGCTCAAAAGATAAAAAATAATGTTTATAATCAAGATAATGTTTGGGATATAGATACAAAAAAATATAGAAATACAGGAGATATTACTTTAACCGATGAACAGATAGAAACATTGAATAAACTTTGTAAATATAATATTGTTATTCTTGAAGGCAAAGCTGGCACTGGTAAAACGAATACTATTAAAAGTATATTGAATATGTTGAGTGATAATAATAAAGCTTATGAGTTACTTGCACCAACAGGTAGAGCTGCTAAAGTTATGTCAAAATATACGGGTAGAGATGCTTCTACAATTCATAGAGAAATTGCTCATAACTTATTTAATAATAAAGATACACCTCAAGATGAATGGGATAAAATTATTTTTTCAAATGGCGTTGTTATCGTAGACGAATTTTCAATGGTTGATGTTTACCTATTTTATAAACTTTTTGAAAGTATTGATTTTTCAACAACAAAACTTTTGCTTATAGGTGACTCTTCGCAGATACCTTCAGTTGGTTGTGGTAACTTATTGAATGATTTTATTGAAAGTAAAGTAATTCCTACAACAACATTAACCCGAATTTTTAGATATGGTGAAGGTGGTTTGATGAAAGTAGCAACAGATACTCGTAATTCTAAGCCTTATTTAAATAATTCAATGAAAAATAAGATGACCTCTTTCGGTAAAGGTGATTATATTTTTATTGACACTAATAGTGAAAATATTACAAAGAATATAGTTGCACTTTATAAGAAATTATTAGATAAAGGTTTTTCCGTAGAAGATATTCAAGTTTTAAGTGCTAAGAATGTAGGCAACAGCGGTTCTATTGAATTAAACAATGAAATTCAAAAAATAGCGAATCCTAATTATGCTAAAAGCAAATTTATGAAAGTTGGAGATATTACATATTATATTGGAGATTTAGTTATTCAGAAACAAAATAATTATAAGGCTAAAGTTGACGATGATGATATAGATGATGATATAGATGATGTAGAAGATAGTGTAGAAGATAGTGTAACTTTTATAGCAAATGGCGAATCAGGAATTATTGAAGATATAATTGACGGTGAAGTAATCATAAATTTTGATGGTTTTCGTATAAAATATACTCAATCTGATATGCAACTTGTTAAACTTGGATATGCTATAAGTATACATTCTTCTCAGGGTGGAAGTGCAAGAATTATAATTTTGTGTACTCCTAAAAGTCATACATTTATGTTAAATTCCAATCTTTTATATACAGGACTCACACGAATGAGAGAAAGATGTTTTCATTTTGGTTCTATCAATACAATAAATATTGCAGTTAAGAAAAAGGCTAATCTTTTAAGAAATACCTTTATGCTTCAAATGTTGACAGAATAAAAAAATTATTTCAAACTTATAATTCATACCTCAAAAAACAGATATATATAGTGTACGATTTTTTCGTACAAATAATTTCAAGGAGGTTTTCAAATATGAATATGACACAGCAGACACACCAAGGAAATTGGGTAACAAAGTACCGACCACCACCTATAGTAGAGTGTATATGCGTAAATAAAAATATAATTTTAAATATATTTTGGAGGTAACAGTATGATGACATTTTATCAAAGAAGGCGAACAGGAAAATCGACTATGCTTGTTGACTATTCAAGCAAAACTGGTATACCTATTGCAGTGGCAAACAAAGTACAAGTAGAGCATTTGAAACAGATTGCTAAAGAAATTTTACAAGTAACTATCCCAGAACCATTTATTGCAACACCAGAATCTTGTAGAAAAGCAGGTAAATATTTAATAGATGAAAGTGGTCTTGTCCTTCAAACAATACTTGGCGGCAAATGTGTTGCTATGACAATTAGCGATGATGGTGGAGAGGAATATAATAATTATATTGAATGTGGTTTAGGAGGTTAAATATTGAGAAAAGTTATCAAGCGAGATGGCAGAGAGGTTGAGTTTGATAAAAATAAAATCATCAATGCCATTCGGAAAGCCAATAAAGAAAGTGAGGCTAACGGTGAAAAAACTTTATCGGAAATTGAAATATCAAATATAGCTAATCGAATAGCAAGTAAAATAAAATATGGTAAAATAAACTATTCGGTTGAAGATATACAAGATATGAATGAAGAATATATAAATAGTTATGGCTGTTTTAAGTTAGCAAAAAGGTATACATTATATCGGTATAAAAGAAGTTTAGTAAGAAAAGGCAATACAACTGATGACGCTATTTTGTCATTAATTGATTTAAATAACGAAGAAATCAAGCAAGAAAATTCAAATAAAAATTCAACTATTATACCTACTCAGCGTGATTATATGGCTGGTGAGGTTAGCAAGGATTTGACCGACAGACTTTTATTGCCACAAGATATAGTCGAGGCAGATAAAGAAGGTATCATTCACTTTCATGATAAAGACTATTTTGCTCAGCATACATATAATTGTTGTTTGTGTAATCTTGAAGATATGCTACAAAATGGAACAGTAATAAGTGGCACTATGATTGAAAAACCTCATAGCTTTTCAACTGCTTGCACGATAGCAACTCAGATAATTGCTCAAGTGGCAAGTAGTCAATACGGTTTAAGGACTGCCGTATCCAAACAGTGTTAACTGTCACAACAGGGTTGTACTTTCAGTAGTACGGCTAACGAGGTAGATTGGAAAGGTTAATCTCGTGATTACTTTATTAAACAAGGTGGAATACCAATATGAGTTCAGAAGAAAAAATTGAAATGCTAAAAACAACAATAGAACAACTTTATAGTAAAGAAGGTCGTTCTATGAATTATATTAGTCATTTATTGCAAGTTAACAGACACAAACTAAGTTTCAAAATCAAAGAATGGAAGTTGCCTGAAGCTGAACCAAGACATCACTTCACGCCGTCTATTCAAAAATTCGTAAACAAAAACAGAAATCTAATCAAATCACGCTTGGATAATAATATTTCAATAACCAATATAGCTGATGAATTAAAAATATCAAGGACAATGTTGCAAAAAACCATTATACCAAACGATAAAATTCTAAATAAAGCACGAGAAGATTATATAAATCGGCAAAAGACTGAAGCTAATGAAGCAAAGCAACGAGCTATGAATATATCAAGTTTTAACTATGATATTGAAGATTTGCCTGATGAAATATGGAAATCAATTTTAGGTTATGAAGAATACATGATTTCAAATAAAGGTCGAATCAAACATTATGCGAAACGCTATAATTCATATCATCTTCTCACACCCACACTTAATAAAAACAACAATAGACTGTATGTAATGCTTCAAAAAAATAACAAACGTAAAAACATACAGGTTGCACATTTAGTTGCTCATACTTTTGTATCTGATTATAGCGATAAACAAAACACAGTAAATCATAACGATGGCAATCCTACAAATAATGTTGCATCAAATTTGTCTTGGGTATCACAATCAGAAAACAATATACATTCTTATAGGACACTAAAAAAGAAACCAGTTTGTCAGAAAAAGTATGAATTTACAAAAATACTTTATAAGAACAAATACGAATTTAAAACAATAGCTGCTTTTGCACGCTTTCTTCATAAATCAGAAACTCAAACAAGGCGATATATCGACCATGCATCTAACTATGACATTAAATTAATAAAGTAATTGTAACGACTAACTATTAGGATATTGGTAGCAATATCTGAAACGCACTGGCAGATGAAATACTATCATCTGCAAGAAATAGTCTAAGCTGTGCGTAGAATACACACTTACACAGCAATCGGGACAAAGTATTACACTATCACATCTTGCTCCATTTGTTAATGTAAGCCGACAATATATTCGTGATGAAATAAAAAAAGAATGGGAAAAATGTGGTTTTGTTCTTGATAATAAAAAGATAAATGAAATTGCAGAATTACGATTAAAAAAAGAGATAAATAAAGGTATTCAAACTATTCAATATCAGGTTGAAACATTACTTACAACTAATGGACAAGCACCATTTATAACGGTATTTATGTATCTCAACGAAGCAAAAAACGAACAGGAAAAACATGACCTTGCAATGATTATTAAAGAAACTCTGGAACAAAGATATAAAGGTGTAAAAAACGAAAAAGGTGTATGGATTACACCTGCATTCCCAAAGCTTATATATGTTCTTGAGGAAGATAATATAGAAAAAGGTTCAGAATATTATTACCTCACAGAGCTTGCTGCAAAGTGTTCTACCAAGAGACTTGTTCCTGATTATATTTCCGAAAAAGTAATGAAGAAACTTAAAGAAGGAAATTGTTTTCCTTCGATGGGTTAAATGGCTCATCTAAAACTTCGTGAACCTATAAATATAGGGTGTGCATTACACGACTTAGATTTATTTATAAATCTGTTTAATTAGTAGCTATAAGAAATGATAGTTAAGTAATGTGCTAACAGGGAACATTTAAAATGAAATTTAATTTTAAACTATCCTGTGCCAAGACGCATAATGAATTTCGTAGCATTAATAGAATTGAAAGAATATAAAGGATTTTATGTTGATGAAAATTATAATATTTACAATTCAAAAGGACATAAATTATCGCCATATATAGGGACAGATGGTTATGCCCATATTGTACGGAGAGAAAATAACAAAAAATACCGATACAGAGTACATACTATAATAGCTAATATATTTGTTCCTAACCCAAACGGATATGAATATGTTAATCATATTGATAGTAATAAACTTAACAACAATCCAAATAATCTTGAATGGTGTACAAATTCTCAAAATGTTTATCATGGTTGGCATAGTGGTAATCGTACACATAAAAATAAAACTAAAGTATCGGTTTATTTGAATAATTGAATTTATAAATACATATTCTTCTATTAGAGAATTATCAAAAGATTTAAAAATAGATAGGCATAAAGTAGCGAGAATATTGAAAGGAGAATTAAAAAATTGTTACAAATATAAATTCATTTATGCGTAAGGTCAAGAGACTATCCAAAGCATAGCACAAACAGTTTTGTGTGAGGAAGCGAGTAGAGTACATTTATATTAATAATGTAAATGGAAGTGCGAAGCGAGTGGGTTGGCGTAGCAACCCCCGAAGATATAGTCCGAACTGTTCTTATATTGAATAGTTAGTGTAGAAGTTTCTTGTCACCATATAAAGATAAAAATGGTGAATATAAATTTTATGGCAGATTCAACAAAGGTGTTGTAACAATTAATCTTGTCGATGTAGCACTTTCATCAAATAAAAATAAAGAAATTTTTTGGAAGATATTTGACGAGAGATTGGAATTATGTCATAAAGCATTACTTTGTAGATATAAAAGATTAAAAGGTACTGTGTCAGATGTTGCTCCTATAATTTGGCAACATGGTGCTTTAGCAAGATTAAATAAAGGTGAAACGATTGATAAATTACTTGTTGGTGGTTATTCTTCAATTTCTCTTGGTTATGCAGGATTGTACGAATGTGTTAAATATATGACTGGTAAGTCACATACAGATGCCAAAGTAACCCCTTTTGCTATTGATATTATGAATCATATGAATCAAAAATGTGAAGAATGGAATAAGCAATTAAATCTTGGTTATAGTCTTTATGGAAGTCCAATTGAATCAACTACATATAAATTTGCGAAATGTTTACAAAAGCGTTTCGGAATTATTGAAGGAATTACTGATAAAAATTACATCACAAATAGTTATCATGTTAATGTAAAAGAACCTATTGATGCTTTTTCTAAATTAAAACTTGAATCGCAATTTCAAGAATTAAGTTTAGGTGGTGCGATAAGTTATATAGAAACCTCTAATTTGCAAAATAATATTGAGGCGGTTTTAACTGTTATTAAATTCATTTACAATAACATTATGTATGCAGAACTAAATACAAAGAGTGATTATTGTCAAGTATGTGGATATGATGGTGAAATTGAGGTTATTGAAGATAACGATAAAAAATTGATTTGGAAATGCCCAAATTGTGGTAATACAGATGAAAATAAACTCAATGTATGTCGTAGAACTTGTGGCTATATTGGAACAAATTTTTGGAATCAAGGTAGAACACAAGAAATTAAGGAAAGATATATTCATTTAGGCGGTAATGAGTAGTGAATTACATTAAAATAACTAAACATGATATTGCTAATGGAAGTGGTATTAGAGTTGTTTTATGGATAAGTGGTTGTACTATGTTTTGTAAACAATGCCAAAATTCATCAACTTGGGATTTTAATGCAGGAAAATTATTTACTGAAAACACAAAAGCTGAATTGTTAGAAGTGTTAGAACCTGAATATATATCAGGTTTGACACTATCAGGTGGACATCCATTAGAACTGCAAAATCAAAATCAGGTAGTAGATATTGTTAAAACTGTTAAAGATAAATTTCCTATGAAAACAATTTGGTTATACACTGGTTATACCTATGAAGAAATTCTAAAAATGCCATTTGTATTAAAAAATATATTTCCTTATATTGATGTACTTGTTGATGGCAAATATGACTATACCAAGCGAGATATTACGCTTGCTTGGTGTGGTTCATCAAATCAAAGAGTGATAGATGTACAAGAGAGTTTAAAGAGAGATAAAGTAATATTATATAAATCGTAAAATAAAGTAAAAAATAGCGGATATAAATTTATATCCGCTTGAAAGGAGAAATATGGATAAGAAAACTTATAAATGTAAATATTGTGGTAAAGTATTTGATAATATTTTAAATCTTAGTCTTTGTGAAAGTGCGTGTTATAAAAATAGAATATCTCAAAAAGCTAAAGAAAATAAAAACAATTCAGAACATTCTAATAGTTATTGGAGGTAAAGAATGAAAGTTGCTAAGAAAATTATTGTAGGTGTACTTACCATAGGAATAATCTTTCTTCTTTGTGGTTGTGGTGAAAGTTGGGAGAGAAAGAAAAAGGATTGGAGTTCAGAGTATAATGGTGGTCTTGAAAGAACCATTTCAGTTTACAGTTATGAAGGAAACCTTTTAAAGACATATAAAGGTAAATGTGACATTGAAGAAAATGAATCAAATAAAATTCTATTTGATATAGATGGTAAACGAGTAATTATTTACAATGCTGTTGTCATTGCAGAAGAAAAATGAAAAAATAGGAGAATAAATATGCAGAAAATAGCAAAATTTGAAAAAGTATCATTTGAGCAATATAGAAAAGATTTTATAGATACATTTGAACCAAACTATGATAATTTGAGTCAATCTGGAAAGCAATATGTAGATAATGTTATAACAGAGTTTTACAACAACATTCAGCTTCCAACTCGCAGTACAAAGGGTAGTGCTGGTTATGATTTTAAATCTCCAATGCCATTTAATATCCCTTTCGGCACAAATAAAAAAATTCCTACTGGTATTAAATGTGAAATTCAAGAAGGTTGGGTTTTAACAATAGTTCCGAGAAGTAGTTACGGATTTAAATATGGTATTTCTTTATCTAATACATTAGGCATAATAGATAGCGATTATTATAATAACCAAAATAATGAAGGACATATATTTGTTAAATTTTCAAATACCGATAACAGCTTTAAAAAAGAACTATGGGCAAACAGAAGCGAATCATTTTGTCAAGGTATATTCCTTCCTTTTGGAATTACTCAAGATGATAATGTTTCGGTACAAAGGATAGGTGGCATTGGTAGTACAAGCAAAAATTAAAAGGAGAATTATATATGGAAGAATGGCTTAATAAAATCAAACAAACTTTTGATAAAGTTGAACCTAACAATCCTACTGCTGATAGCGTAGTCTTTATGCTTAATCGAATGGCTGAAGAATATAGAGAATACAAAGAATTAGGAAGCATAGAAGAACTTAGAGAACTTAAAAAAATGTGGAATCGTAGAGTATGATAAAATTATATAACATTACATTAGAAAGCGAATGATAAATATGATTTACATAACAGGTGACACACACGCTGATTTTAGTCGCTTTAACACAAAAAATTTCCCAGAGCAAAAGAAAATGACAAAAGACGATATTGTTATTGTCCTTGGTGATTTCGGTGGTATTTGGTATGACTGTTCAAAAGAGAGATATTGGTTAGATTGGTTGAACGATAAGTCGTTTACTTTAGTTTTTGTAGACGGAAATCACGAAAATTTTGACAGATTATATAATGAATTTCCTATAATTGATTTTCATGATGGTAAAGCTCATAAAGTCAGAGATAATATTTATCATTTAATGAGAGGGTATATTTTTGATTTTGAAAGTAAGAAATTCTTTGCAATGGGAGGTGCAAGTTCGCACGATATTGATGATGGGATTCTAAATCCTTCGGACTTCGTAAATAAAAATGAGTTTAAGAATACATATAAGCAGTGGGTAAATCAAGGCAGAATGTTTAGAGTAAATCATTCTTCTTGGTGGAAAGAAGAATTACCAAATCAAGAAGAAATGCAACTTGGAATAGAAACACTTAAAGAAAATAATTATGGGGTTGATTATGTTATTACTCATTGCCCACCAAGAGAAATATCTTGTCAATATGGTTATTGTGATACTGATAATATTATTTTATATTTTGAAAAATTGTTGAATTTAGGATTAGCTTTTAAACAATGGTGGAGTGGACATTTACACGAAAATAAATACAACATTTACCAAAAATATAACATTATATATAAAGATATAATAAGAATAGTTTAAATTACAGATAATTATATGGAGGTTATTCTAATGAAAGTAAATTTAGTTTATATCAAGAAATTAGGGGATTTGTAAGGAGAATCATGATGGGTAATAATGAGTTTGAAAAAATAGTTAAGTCACTTGTTGCGGAAATTGTTGAAAGGGGTATAAAATGGCTAACAATATTTTAGAAGTAGAGGTAACCTGCGGATTAAATATTGATGCTGAAAGTGCAGATTTTGCACTTAAAGCGGTAAATATTTACTGCAATAAAAATGGTTACAGAATTAAAGAAAACCCACTGCCTGATAGATTAGGCAGTCAAATGGAGTTTGTACCACAAGAAGAAGGATGTATTGATTGTTGCGGGCATAGAGAAAATGTCTTATATACGAAGTCTGGTAAAGAAAAGATTGCTTATTTTTGCCCGACTTGCGGTAGAAAACTTCAGTAGATTTTACAAAGGAGGCAGGTTTGAGATATGATTGTTAATATTGAGTCAAAAGACGGCGGTTTTTATTCAACAAATACTGATTTAACATTGCATTATTATGATGGTGATTTATCGCATGCTACAGTTAGTTCTCCTACCCTATTATCATTCAAAGTTCCAGACAAATACGAAGATGGTGTGGTTGTTTTCAGCGGTGCAGAACTTAACAAGTTAATTGAGTATGTGAATAATGGAGATACTGAATCTGCACTTAAAATTCTTAATGAACTTTATGTAATCGAGGATTGCCCTACATGATGATTACACAATTTGAACTATGGGTTTCTGGATGTAAAATAAACAATTCTATTCTCCATTGTCTCGAAGGCAGTGGAGAAACAGGATTGTATCAAACTAAGACACAGTATTTGCAGAACAATAATTATTATTATACTTCTCCTGTCTATCATGTATGGATTAAAGGAAAATGTGTGATTTCTACACAAAATATTCATGAGGCTTATGAATTATATAATAAAGGAGTAACCGATGGCACGAATTGATTATATAAAGTGTGATATTTGTGGAAATGTAATAAATAAAGATAGTACATTCCCTGGAGGATTCAGATTTAGGATTCATAAACTTAAAAATAAAATTGATATATGTGATAAGTGTATTTCAAAGATAAAGTATTTATCTATTGATGTAGATGCAGAACAAAAGGTGATTGATGAAATCATTGGTAATACTGATAAATTTGAGAGCAGTGATGAAAAGTGTATATATCTTCAAGGCGTTCAAGATGCAATAGAAAGTATGTCACATCATAGGATAAATAAGTTAAAGGGGTAAATTTAATGAAATGTGAAATCTGTGGGAAAGAAATTGAAAAAAGTAGCTACAGTAGTGCTATTTTATGTTCTTCAGAATGTTTTGGTAAACACTTTTGGAATGAGATAGTAAAAGATAAAAACAACAGAATTATTATAAATGGTAATTGTTATGTAGATGGTGGCAATAAGCCTAACGCAATACATACTTCTTGGCTGGGTTTTGATGGTAATAGATTTAATATTGAATTTTTTGATGGTAGAAAATTAACTACCAATAATCTTTGGTCTAATGGTAAAATTCCAAAAGAATATAGAAAATTATTACCTAATAACGCTAAATTTATATGGTAATTTATGAAAAAATAAAATCAACATTTTATTAGTAAAATATATCTATATATGGTATTCCATAGCAAATAAAATTACTATATGTAGTGCTATGTAATATTTTAGAATTAAAGAAGGGTATAAATGACAAATCAAGAATTAATTAAAAAATTACGATTTAAACTTTTATCACATATAGCCAGTACTGAAGAGATAGATACAGAAGATGATTACTCAAAAGGAATTGAACTTGCCATTGAAGCACTTGAAAAACAAGAACCAAAAGTACCTATTACCATTTTAAAAAATAAGGATTTAATTGGCTACGAGTGTCCTAACTGTAGGCAAGATAGTATACCTCTCAATAAACCTTGTTGCTGGTGGTGTGGACAAGCTCTGAATTGGGAATTGGCATATAAGGGGATTTAATTCTATGGATTTTGAAAATATGACTAAAAAGCAACTTACGAATCAACTTTTCAAAGAATTAAGTTCTTATCATTTTGATTTTTACTTTGAAATAAATAATTTATATGATTATTGTAAAGAAGTTATCTATACATCTAAAAAAGAAGATATTATAAAAATTCTCAATGAATTTTATAAACTTAATAAAAAGATTTCAAATTTTTATGATAATTTTAGAGATGTAAAAGAATTAAGTACAACGAAAGGCTTTAAGGTCAAGGAGGAAACAATGAGTATACCTAAATCGGAAATGGAAACTACGACTAATTATATGTATGATGATGAAACCTTTACAATGTCATCTTCTGAGCGAAAATGGATAAATAAAATCAAAAAATATTCTGAGAAATATCCTAATGATGTAAAAATAACTTATATAAATGAAGATGGTTCTATAATGGCTGAAATAAATAGTGGTTTAAAATTTCACCACCACGAAAAGTATCAGATAAACAAAGAGAATTGGCGAGTAAAAGATTTAAAGCCTTACACAAACAAAATAAAAAGGGGATATAAATGAAAGGCGAATTAATATGGAGTAAATCAAAAATAGCTGAATACATAAGTAATGATAGTGAATTAGCTGAAATAGCACCACCAGAAATAAACTTTACAGGCGAAAGATGGTGGGGTTGTTCACGAAAAGATTTTTTGGACTATGTTGAAAAGGAAGTTGAAATTATAAACTTTTGTGATTCTTTATGTTAGATGCATTCAACTTTCCTTCAAAATATCA